TGGCGGGGGTGGGAAGCTCCCCACGCTCGACATCCCCGGTGCGCCCGCCGAGCCCGGCGCTGACTCCGGTGGTGCCCAGGTGTTCGGTCGCGCTCGCGTGCCGGACGACATCCTCAAGATCGTCGCCGAGACTACCACGCTGGTGGAGGCTCAGGTCGCCGCTGAGAACGCGAAGACCCTCGCCATAGAGGCGGGGCTCGGAGCGCGCGAGATGGCACTGGTGGCAGCACAGGCCGCCGTGACGCTCGCTGACGCGGAGCTGGCCGCGCTCGAAGAGAAGAACGCCCTCCAGATCGCCCCGCTGCTCGCGCAACGCGCGGGCCTCGCTGCGGGTGGTGCGGAGCTGGCGAACCTCAACGAGATCATCGCTGCCCTGGAAGTCCGTCAGGGCTTCGAGGAGGAGATCCTGCGTCTCCGGGTGCGCCAGCTCGAAGAGGCCCAGCGCGAGGCTGACCTCGTTGCGAACGGCTCGCTGACGGAAGGGCTCCGCGAAGGCTTCCAGCAGTTCGCCCAGGAGTTCAGCTCGACCTTCCAGGCGGGCATCAACATCGCTCGCGCTGCCGTGGACGGGCTCGCCCAGTTCGCCTCCAAGGCGATCGTGGACGCCTTCGACCCCACCACTGAGGTTGACATCGTGGAGCGCTTCGCGCGCCTCATGCAGTCGATCGCTCAGGTCATCCTCCAAGAGCTGATCCAGCTCGCCATCGCGAAGGCCCTCATCAAGAAGGTCGCTGGCGAAGGTGAAGGCCAGGACGACTCCTCGGTCACGGGCGCCGTCGCTGTAGGCACCATCAGGGTCTCCACGGAGACGACTGTGGCCGCCATCAAGCTCTCCAACGCTATCGCCATCGCGGCGATCAAGGCGGCCTCTGGCGGCTTCTCAGAGGGCGGCCAGGTCGGGCTCGCTGCGGGGGGCATGGTCCCCGGTGGACACTTCGGTCGCCACGCCCAGGGGCTCACCCGTGGCGGACGCCCGGCGCACATCCCTCTCTCGGACACCGTGCCCGCCTGGCTCACCCCCGGCGAGTTCGTGATGAACAAAGCTGCAACTTCTAGGTTTTTGCCCTTGCTTGAGGGCATGAATGGTGGTAGTATGCCGGTGGTGGGATCTTCCAGTGCAGAAGCAGCAGGCCCCAGCTCGGGAATGGCCTCGGGTGGGGTCGTGACTCAGCAGGCTCAAGGAGCTGCCGCCGACGAAGGCAGCTCGACGACTATCGTGGTCCCGGCGATCGTCGCCCGCGACAACGAAATGGACAAACTCACCGCTGGCGGCAAGAACGCCATGCTCGCCTTCATGCGCGAGAACTCGGGCAACATCAACTCGCTGCTCGACCGCAGCAACCGACAAGGATAATCTCATGGCATGCGTATGGATCGAAGGGTTTGAAACCCACATCGGAACGAACCAGATGTCTCGCAAGTACGCGAGCCTCTCAGGCTCGTTCACGGCTCAAGCCGGGCGCGTGTTCGGCAGCGCGGCAGGCATGCAGTCCACGGTCGCTGTCACCCCTCCGGTCGCCTCGGGCAACACGTTCGTCATCGGCTTCGGGATGCGCTTCACTTCGCACACCTCGACGCCGGGTGAGCAGGGACTCTACTGCGAGCTGGGCGCAGACGAACAGTGTCACATCATGGTCGAGACGGGCTCTGGCCTGGGAGTGCGTTGGGTTCTCAAGCGAGGCACCACCACGATCGACACGTCGCCCTACGTTGACGTCGCCGTGTGGCACTACATGGAACTCAAGCTCACGGTGCGTACGGGCACGAACGGCGCGTACGAGCTGCGACACAACGGTGTGGACATCATGAGCGGCACCCTCGTGAACCTCGCCGACACTGGTGGGGACGGCTGGGACACCTTCGCGTTCCGCTTCTCGTCCAACCTCTCCACGGCACTACGCTTCGACGATATGTACGTGCTCGACGGCACGGGCTCGAAGAACAATGACTTCCTCGGCCCGTCCGTGGTGGAGGGTATCCTCCCCACCGCCGAAGGCACGACGATCGACTGGACCATCGGCTCGGGAGGCTCGACCCACTGGGATCAGGTGAACGACCTCGCGACCACTCCCGACGATACCACGTCGGGCGGCATCAACCACTCGGACACGAACGCCCAGAAGGATCTCTACAACTACGCCGACCTGGCGAACATCACGGGCACGATCCACGCAGTCCAGGTGGGCACGCAGCTCGCGATGAACGCCTCTGGCACGCGCACGGTCAAGACCAAGTACCGCGACCCGGACACGACCGAAGCGGACGGCGCTTCGCACGTCGTGGACTCGACTGCCTATGACGAGTTCACGGAGGTCTTCGACGACAACCCGGCAAGCGCCGTTGCCTGGGACGTAACTGACATCGACGACGGACAGTTCGGTGTAGAGGTGGTGAGCTAATGGCACTCCGATGGATCGAAGGCTGGGAAGCCTGCAACAACAACACCACCACGCAAGATCGTCTCTACGAATCTACGGGCGGCACCCTCCTGTCAGCGAAGAACGGCGCGAACCACGAGAGTGATGAATCTGCCGCGCAAGACGACGGCTTCTTCCTAACGGACCCGATCGTGGCTACCCCGCAGAACTCGTGGATCATCGGGTTCGCGATGCAGGCCGACGACTTCGTGCATATCGAGGACTCCGACGCCGCGCACTTCGCGTTCGTCAACGACGACGGCGAACAGTGCCGCATCGAGGTCGCGGACTGGACCCCTCTGTCCACGAAGCCGCAGGGCGCGTACTACAAGTTCCGCTTCATGCGCGGCACCACGGAGCTGGCCTCGACCATCGAGCACTTCTGGGTCCGCACGGTGGACCACGAACAGTGGGTCTACTTCGAGTTCAAGGTCACGATTGACAACGCGGCGGGCTCGATCGAGGGTCGCTTCCACCACATCAACAAGCCTAGCCTCAACCCTGCGGGCGCGTACACCGCGTTCACCTGGGATGCGGCGACCACGAGCCTCGACACGCAGGAGCAGACCTCGACCGGGGCCAACCGCTTCGAGCTGTCGTTCGACACCGGCAACTCGAACGAGGAGATCGTGGTCGATGATCTCTACGTCTGCGACTCCACCGGGGCGAAGAACAACGACTACCTCGGCAAGTGTGCCGTCTCTGGGCAGAAGCCTCTCAACTCGGGTGGCGGTGACGGCGACACGGTGGACTGGACCCTCGCGGGCGGTGCGTCCTCGACGTACGACGCTTGGTTCGAGAACGTCGGCTCGATCGAAAACGATGAAATCCTCACGAGCGACACGTTGGATCAAGTCCACCTCTCCGTGGTGGATACCCTCTTGCCCACGTCGGGCCTCAAGGTCGGCGCGAACTCCACGATCATCGGCGTCCGGCACGACTACCATGCGAGGATGGAGACGACCGGCGACCTGGATCTCATCCACTACATGCGGAAGACGACCGGCACGCCCGCCGAAACCGAAGTGGGTACGGCCCAGAACTTCGCCAGCACCGCGATGGAGGCTTCGACCGTCATCCTGGAAGACGACCCCAACACGGCGACGGACTGGGTTCGGACGGACATGGACAGCTATCAGTACGGCGTGAAGAACAAGGGCTAGTCGTAGGAGACCGGAGGCATGGTTCAAGTCAACATCACGCGGCAGTCCCAGGAGATCCTGGGCGACGAAACTCTGACCGCAGGAGTCACGCGCTCCGACGTGCAAGTCCTTGCGGACTTCGCCGGGACGGAGCAAGTCAACATCACGCGGCAGGCCATCGAGGTGCTGTCGCCTGAGCCCGACATCGCGGGATGCACGCGCTCCGACGTGCAAGTCCTCGCTGACTTCGCCGGGACGGAGCAAGTCAACGTCACGCGGCAAGCCATCGAGGTGCTGGGAGGGGATGCTCCCAAAGGTGGCGTCTCCCGCTCCGACGTTCAAGTCCTCGCTGACTTCGCCGGGACCGAGCAAGTCAACATCACGCGCCAGAGCATCGAAGCGCTTGCGCGCCAGGGCTCTGCTGGCCCGGTCGTCCCGCTCGCCCTTGGCGCAGACGCGCACATCTTCCTGCACAACTGGGTGACGAAGGCGCGGTTGAAGACCTCGTTCCGCACGAGCATCGCAGCGTCCCCTGACTCGGGCGCGGAGTCGCGTCGTGGCCTCTCGCTCAAGCCCTTCCGTACGATGGACCTGGAGTGGTCTGTCTGCGACCGGAACACCACCACGGGTGTGAACTCGCTGAAAGACCTGGAGCGCCTGGAGGTGCTGCTGCGCCGCATGACGGACGCTCGCTTCCAGGTCCCGATCTACAAGGACCAGAAGATCCTCACGCAGAGTTACATCTCGACTGAGACCGTGATCTTCTTCAACACCGATGACGCCCGCTTCTTCCCGGGGCAGCGCGTTGCGATCGTGCAGCTCGACAACGACAACCAGCCGGTGTCCCACTCGTTCCACACCATCGACACGTTGGAAAACACCTTCCTCGTGCTCGACGCCCAGCTTGGTGTCGAGGTTGCGTCCGGGTCGCTCGTCTTCCCGATGATGGATTGCGAGACCATGCTTGGTGTGAAGCTCACCTTCACGACGGCGCGCGTGCCCAAGCTCAAGATGACGGTGGCCGAAGCGCCCGGCGCGTCGCAGCTCCCGCCCATCAAGTCGGACACGCCCCTCAACGCGAACATCGCTCACGATGATCGCCCGGTGTGGCGCACCGAGCCTGACTGGTCCTCGCCCGTTACCAAAGGGCGCGACCGTCAAGGTGGCCGCTCCTCCGATGGCCGCGCGGACTTCGTGGACATCCAAGGCGACCGCTCGCGTCAGACGCACAAGTACAGCATCGTCGGCACGCGCCAAGAGATGTGGGAAGCTCTCGCGTTCTTCGAGACTCGCCGAGGCCGCCTGCGGAGCTTCTGGCACATCGACCAGGATCAGTATTTCGAGCTGGTCGCGATCGACGCGGGCGGCGGTGACGTGGGTATCTCCGAGAACGACCTCGACCTGGCGAACACGCAGGAGGAGTTCGACGCACTCGGGCTCGTCATGGCGGACGGCACGCACTACGTCCGCGACATCACCAGCATCCTCGCCATCCTCACCGTCTACACCGTGACGCTGGGCACCAACCTGCCGAGCGGCCTGCTGGTGGCGGACGCGCACCGCGTGGCTCGCGCGAGGCTCTGCCGCTTCGCGTCGGACGAGTTCACCGAAACATGGACGCACACCGGCCTCATGGCTGCGACCGTCAACGTCATCGAAGTCCTCAACGAAACCGACTTCGAGCTTTAGGAGGCACCTATGGTCAAAGCATACGCACGCCCTGAGAAGGAAGGCTTCGTCGTGGTGACGTTCTTCCACGGCGACTCCCTCGCCACTCAGGATAAGTACACCGACTGGGACCAGGAGTACCTGGGCGCTCAGTCCGAGCCGCGCATGTCGCTGTCGATCCCCGAGAACGAAGGCACGTTCGACAAGCGCGAGCTGCGCGTCACGCTGCCCGAGGACATCTTCTCGATCCGCGCGTCGTCCGGCGTCCCGCACTCGCCGATCTTCGTCATCATCGAAGAGATCACGCAAGGGCTCTTCACCGGGGATCAGAACTCGAACAAGATCCTGTACGCCGGGCGCATCACGCGCACGATCAAGAACTTCCAGGGGCAGAACGGCAAGGTCGCCTTCTTCTCGCTCCCGGTCAAGTCGCGCCTCGACGTGCCGATGGGCCTGCCCTGCAACCACCACTGTGCCTGGACCTTGTTCAAGGGCGGGTGTGGTGTGCTGGAAACGTCCTTCGATGAGTTGG